AGTTCCAGGAGTTGGTGCTACGGGCGATTTGATTGGTGTAGACTTAATAGGTACTGATACCGACATTGCCACGATTGAATCGTTCCCATTACCGTATTTATTGACTTCGTCCGAACGTGCTATGTGGATTCATGTGACTCACACAGTCATGGATCATATGAATGGTATTACGACTGCTCATACAGATTTGTGGGCATATTTGTTAGAAGTTATGCCTGATGGTTATCCTCGAATTGACTTCAACAAAGACGGTGTAATTAATCAACTCGATTTAGACGAATACAGTGACGAAATTTACAAAGAACGAATTATTGATGACGCATATTCTAACCCTGCGATTGTAGCTAATTTCTCTCTTGACGCAACAACTCAATATCCTTTTGCTATTGTTGACCAAAGTGGATACATCAAATTAATGAATGACGTAGATGGTGATAAAACATTATTACTAGATTTAACATCCCTTCAGCACGTTATTGGATTAGGTTCTTTTGCTAACTATGACGAACGTGGTGTGCTTGGATTAGCATTCCATCCTGATTACGCAAACAATGGAAAGTTTTACGTTTATTACATGACCGAACAAGGTGGTGGTACTGGTGCTTGGGGTTTCCCACTTTCGTCAACTGTCATCTCTGAATTCACTGCTGGTGAAGACAAATTCGCAGCCGATATTTCTTCTGAACGAATTTTGATGACTATTCCTCAACCCGATTTTAATCACAATGGTGGTGAATTAGCATTTGGTCCAGACGGTATGTTATACATTGGATTAGGTGATGGTGGTTCTGCTGGTGATACTTCATGGGCAACAGGACACGGAGGACATGGTCCATATGGTAATGCTCAAAATCCAACAAACTTATTAGGTAACATTCTTCGTATTGATGTTACAGAAGATGTTGTGAACGGAATGCCTTACACAATTCCCGCAGATAACCCTTTCGTAAATCATATTTACAAAGAAGGTCAAGCAGAAGCAGAAGCATACAAACCTGAAATATGGGCAATGGGTTTCAGAAATCCGTGGAGATTCTCTTTTGATATCACAGGACGTTTATGGGCAGCTGATGTTGGACAAGACAAGTTTGAAGAAATCAATATTGTCGAGAAAGGTGGCAACTATGGTTGGAGAGTTATTGAAGCATATCACGAATTCGAATTAGACCAAGGACTGATTGATCAAATTGCTATTGATTTAGGTTATCCTACTACCGTTGAATATATGCTTGATTTGAAAAAACCAATTCATGAGTATTCTCACGGTACTGGTATTTCAATTTTAGGAGGATTTGTTTATCGTGGTTCTATTGTAGAGTTACAAGGTAAGTATATCTTTGGTGATTGGTCAACTAATTGGGGTGGCACTTCAGGTCATTTATATACACTGACTGAGAACTTTGACGGAAACTCGGCGCATTTCAATGTATTGGCAAATCCAGTTAATGGAGCAACTCACGGTCATACGATTGATTTGACTGGTTCTGAAGTACAATTCTTGAAAGACAATCCAGGACAGACGATTACAACGGTTCAATCAGATTTAACTCACGCAGAGTTTTACACTCACACGTTTACTATAATTTGGTCTTCACAATATTCAGAATTTGTAATTATCGGACAAACAAACCCTGAAGGACACGATGTGTTAGAGTTTGTTTCTTACGGTACTGATTTAGCATATGATAGAACTCCATTATCAATTTGGAATCCTGATACCGAAGTTGTAGATTTAACCACTATGGGTGAGTCTATATTAACAATGGGCGAAACGGTTGATGGTGAAATTATATTTGCTACACGTTTAGGTATTAATACATTCCAAGCACCATACGGTGCTGGACCAAATAACACTACAATGTATAAAATCACGGATTTATATAATTCTGTTGATATTCCTAACGCACCTGAACAAATTCCTTCAAGTGAAACTGCTCACGTACACGGATATGAAGTTACATATGACCATATAGTTGGTGAATTTAATTGTGTTGAAATTTCTGATATTCAAATGGAAAACTGGGATTCGTTCTGGCCTGTTTGGACTCACAACGACCCAGCATCTCACGTTCACCCAACAGACACAGCATGGAGTCATAGGGTAGATGATCAAATTCCAATTGGTGCTTCTGCGGGTTGGCGTTATAACGAAGATACTGGATTATGGGAACCATATGATATTGGAGCAGATACTGCTTGGGCACCACCATCTGAAGAAACTAGCGGATACACGTATATCTTAACCGCACCGACTATTTCTATCGGTTATTCTAATGAATTTGCCAAATCATCTCATCAACATTATTTATCTAATGAGTTGTTAGATACGTTTGGTGTCAATTATGGTAGAACATCGAAAACTATTAGTAGAGAAGAAGCAGAGCTTTTAGCAAATGAACCTGAAGGAACTAAAGTTACATTGTTTTCTTCAATTCATGTTGAGGAAGACCAGAAGAGGCACTACCATCAATACGAAGTTATATACAATTCGGCAACTAAACAATTCTATTCAATAGAAATTTCGGAATGGACTGAAGGTGTTTACGGTACTGGTGAATTCTTTAAATTAGACGAGCAAACCCACGAGCATCCAACAAGTGTTGATGGTATTTTATCATCGGTTGGTTGGAGTGGAGAGCCTGTGTTTGAAGCACCTTTAATGATTGTTGGTGGTGCTCATGACTGGTTAAACCTAAGTGGTTCTGAACCAGACCATATTCATCAGTTTGACGACCTACCATTAGATGGAACAGGAGTAAATGTTGGAAGAAGGTCAACACCAATGACCACCGAACAAACAACGAAATTGAAGAACGGAACTTTAGACGAAGTTGTTATATATTCAAGTGCGTTGAATAATCACTACCATGCATTCCTAATAACATATCAACCACAAGACGATTCATTCGAGGCTCAAGAAATTGAAATGTGGAGTACGGGTGATGGTGTTCAATATACATTAGATTATGCTCATTCGCATATGCATCCAATTTCAGTAGATGGTATCATCACTGGAACTGGGTACAGTGAAACTATTGTAATTGAAGATATGCCAGAGTTCGACTCTCCTGGTTATCCGTACCCAGGAGGAACTCACCCTCACTTCCATGAAGGAACTGTTGTTGGACCATTCCCTGATGGTAGTATTTCGTATGCTGGTGGTTTAACAACCACGGAAGCGGCACAATTGATTGACGGTATTATCACTACTGTTACAATTTACGATTCATTAGAAGGTGCGCACTTCCACGAATATAGAATTAAGTGGAATGATGATGAAAATATTTTCTATTGTTATTATTCTGCTACTTGGATTCGTGGTGGTATTGAAGATGGAACTCAAGACCCATTGAAATATTACTTATCAGTTTTATTAAACTCTGCTGAAGGACTTCACTGGCATAACTTAACAATTGATTGGAATCCAAACGATACAGCAGCCGGACAACAAATTGGTGGTTCGGTATATGTGACAAGGGTTGTCAGTACTGATGAAGTATTATTATTAGACCCAGTAGTAACACAATCGTCAACTTCTACCGAATTAAACCCAGTAGAAACAACGTATGCGAATACTCCTGGTTTTGGTGACACTACGATAATATTTACATATAGTGATCAAATAACGACTACTACGACAACAACTTCTACTACTAACACTACAACAACGATTGTAACATACCTTTCGGATGGTAGTGATAGTTTTGAAGTATTACCAACGGTTGTATCCACATCATATTCGGATAACATATCAACAACTATTGTTGAAGATGAAACCGAAAGAAAAACATACGTTAATGATATTTTACAAGCAAATATTTCACCAGTGATATGGATTGATTCTACATTCATCGATGGTGAAGGTTCTCATGACCATTTATTATACGATGGTTGTACACTAGATACCGAAGGTGTGTATGCTGGAAGAATTTGTGCTCCTATATCACTAGATTTTATTAATCAACTCGTTAATGCTCAAGACCCGAATTTCGGAATTGTGTTTTACGATTCACCAAACGGTAATTTATCGCATTATCATAGTTATGCTTTGAAATATAATCCTGGTGTTGGAGAAGATGGTTTGTTCACCGTAAGTTCATTATCTATGTTTGATAGAATAGAGGGTACAGGAACTACGATTCATAAGTTCTTATTGTCTGGTGGTTTCCATACTCACGATTACTGGTGTACAGAATCGGAATATGCGAATCTTGTTGCGGGTGGTTCGATAGAAATGATTCAACGAGATGGCACTCATGCCGATATATATACCCATACCGTTACAGTTTCGTACAATGGTATTGCGTATAATATCGTTGGCCAGACTAGTGATTTTGATGGACATAACGTTATAACATACCAAGGGCAAGTGGCACTTGGTGGAGAGTGGGTCGAAACGGCAGTACAGCCGGGTGACCACATACACACGACAATAATTGACGACTCAAACACTTGGCCTGTTCCTGTTTAAGTTTGTTAGTTTTGTAGTAATATGAGAGAATGTTTATAAATATTAATTATAAATACTATTGTTAAAGAATTTAATTTATTAGATAAGGAGTAAAATATGGGTGCTATTGTAACCAGCAAATTTAGAACTCAAAACTTGATGGTGTTCATCGACCAGTTCAAAGCAACTGGTGCGGCGGACGATAACTACCTATATTTGGGATTTGGAAGAAGTACACCGTGGGCAAATGACGCAGCGGGAAATGATGAGGGTTCGGGTAACTTTACATTACCAGACCCATTAGACGAGCATGAAGGACAATTTTGGACTGATATTGTGGGTGCTAAACGTATTCAGAATGATGATATCTCTCCTGTACTTCCTCGTATCGATTGGGACACTGGTGACCCGTATGCCTTTGACGGCGACGCGGCTGCAGGTGTTCAAGGAATTCCTGAACCAGGACGTTCATTCGTTTCAAAGATTGGATACCATTCAGTTGTAATGAATTCAGAGTATAATATCTATATGTGTGTTGCTGAACCAGCAAGTGGCAAATGTTATATTAGTGGAGTTTACGATGGTGGTGTTCAAGATTCTAGAACTCTTTGTCAAAATACCAGTGGTGGACTTTGGTTGCCTACTGGTGCTACACAAGAACCAACTGGTGTAACTGGTGACCCAACGTTACAGAACGCTGCTGATATTTCAACAGACGATTCGTATTCTTGGAGATTCTTGTATAAATTAGAATTGAATGATATTATTAACTCTACCACTAACGACTGGATGCCAGTGATTTATGGTGATGCGGTATTAGTAGGTTCAGACCAATCTAATTTCGGTGATTCAGACGCTATCTTTACGGCAAAATGCCATCACGGTCTAATCCACGTTCGTTTAGAAACTTCAGACGGTTTCCCTGATAATGATGACTTCCGTCAAATTGGTTTACTACGTAATCCATTATTGGTTGATGGTGTGACTAAAGCATTATCTGCGGTATATCCAGATGCATCGGCAGCGATGACAGAAGGAACAGGTCAGTTAATCTATCTTGAAAACAGACGTGCGATTACTCGTGCTCCTGATCAGATTGAGGATTTGAAGTTAGTAGTAGAATTCTAAACTCGTGAAGTGCCTCAATTAGAGGCATAATCGGAATACTTTTATTTTTGTAGGATAGGATATACTATGTCGTTGAATTTTAACACATCTCCATATTTTGATGACTTTGATGCGGACGCAGGGTTTTTAAAAATTCTTTTTAACCCAGGAAGGGCGGTACAAGCAAGGGAATTAACTCAAATACAATCAATTCTCCAGAATCAATTAAGAGCTGGAGCTGATCATATATGGAAAGATGGAACATCTGTATTAGGGTCTAATGTATCCTTAAATATAGTACACTTTATCAAACTAGCTGCAGTTGATGCGGATTGGTTGGGTAGGGTTGTTATCGCACCAACATCTGGTGCTATTGGTAAAATTCTAAAACTACATCCAGACGAATCTCAACCGATTTATTATATCATGCCTCTTTCTGGCAACTTTCTAGATGTCGAATCAATTATTACATATGATACTATTTGTCCAAGTGATGAATATGATGATTATGGAAATTGTTCTGACAACACTTGGTACAATTCAGCATTGACCGAAGAAAAGAATGGAGAGATTATTGAAATTGGTCGAGGACTAGAAGCAACTGTCACAAATGGAATATTCTATATTACTGGTGAGTTTGTTCCTGTTTTAGACCAGACAATATGGGTTGACCCTATTAACCCACTAGCAACGGCAATTATTGGTGTTGATATTGAAGAAAAGATAATCGAAGCAAACACCGATGATAGATTATTAGACCCAGCTTCTGGTTTCTATAACCAAAATGCACCCGGCGCAGATAGATACGCAATTAATCTTAAATTAACTACCGAAAGTGATTCGACTGATGGTGTTGATTTTCTTCCAATTGTATCCGTTGAGGGTGGAGATATAACGACACGTGTTGTAGTTACAGAATATGCTGATATCATTAAAGAATTCGCACAACGCACTTACGATGAATCTGGAGATTATACAACAAAGACTTTTCCAATTCGAATAGAAGAACACGAAACAGACCCAGAACAATATACAGTAGTAGTTAATCCTGGAAAGGCGTATGTTAGAGGATTTGAAAATGAATTATTATCACCAATCAAGTTATCTGCTAGTAAAGCAAGGGAAACAAGATTAGTTCAAAATGATAGAATTCCTGTAGAATTTGGTCCATATTTCGACATCACCTCATTAGGGGATGTTTCTGGTGTGTTTGATATAATCCATAAAGAAAATATCAAATTTATTACAAACGCGTCATATACTGGTATTGAAACTTTAGAAGAAGTTGGTCCAACTAATAGAAGAATCACTCACTTCACTCCATACGGTAATAGTTTTAGATTATATGTAGACCAACCAGCAGGGTTAGACGTAATTGCACCAGCAACTTACATTGTATCCGCAACTAATCCATTAGTATATGTAAAATTAGCAAAACCAACTGGTGATGCTGTTGCTCTTGGAACGTTCAGACCTTGGATATACGATTTACAACCTTTAATTTCTACTGTTACGCCTGGTCAGACAAGTTATCAAACTCAAAAAGACTTTAATGTTAATTTGACGGGTAATTCCGTTTCTGTTGCAGCCGGTTTCCCTTCTATGCATTGGGAGAAAATCTCATACATATGGAATTTAACGGATAATATTTTAATCCCTAAAAACGAAGTTAGTGTAACATCTGGGTTGACATGGGAAGCATTATACAATAACGAAAATGTAGTTATTAATATTATTGACGCTGCAACTAATGAAGCTCCTTCAGGTTCTAATTACAATGGTCATGATATCCGTGTACTTTCTGAGATGTCAATAACTCTTGCTCAAGGCAGAACTGTTGCTGAAGTTTCTTATGATTCTAGTCCAATCAGCATGAACATTGCTGGAAAACTTCTTTTACCTTACGGAACGTATGAAGTAACAGCCGTTGTTGATGTGATAAGTGGACTTGATGTTTCTGACGACTTTATGTTTATCAAAGGCGATTTTGATACCGAGTTCGAACAGGCTATGTGTCTTTGGGTAGACCAAGAAAATGCCTTTGTATCAGGAACAGAATATCTAGTTACATTCAACGCATACCAATATGGTGATACAACTAACTCAAGTTATTTGAACGTTAATTCATACGTAAATGGTAGTATTGGTTATGGTGACATAAAACCATATAAAGCATATTATGAACCATATGCCGACTTCAGACTTTCTGATGTATTAGATTTCCGTTCTACCGCTTTAGACTTTGCTAACGGAACATTCTTACCACTTCCAGATTCCAACATCATTACATCATACGAATATTTTTTGCCAAGGTCGGATAGATTGACATTAAATACCGATGGCGTATTTTCGATAAAAGAAGGATTTTCTTCAGAGGAAGCAATTTTACCGAAAGAATTAACTAGTGAAATGTCGTTATATAATTTTTATGTTCCAGCATACACGTATCACGCTAAGAACATATCAACAACGTATATCGACCAGAAGAACTTTACAATGGCGGATTTACGTGAGTTAGAAGAACGTATTGATTCTTTAGAATATTACACTTCATTAAATCTTTTAGAACAAACCACCGAGTCTATGCAAGTGCTGGACGAAAATGGTTTAGAAAGGTATAAAAATGGAATGTTGGTGGATTCGTTTACAGACCACGGCATTGGTGATATATCACACGAAGAATATTTTGTATCTATTTACCCAGAAGGTGGTGTTTGTACAACTCCATTCACTATGAAGGGGTACGATTTAGAAGTTGTAAATATTAGTGGATTAAAACAAAACTCTAGAACTTGGACTTTGGATTTCAGTGTTAATGAAGGATGGATAAGTCAAAGATTCGCATCACAGGTTTTAAACTTAAACCCATTTGCGAAATTATCTTGGATTGGTTTCATAGAGATTTCACCGCAATCAGATACTTGGTTTGAAGAGAAGTATGCGTCTGACGTAATTGTTCAAAACGAAAATAATAATAACGTTCGCAGACAAGTCGAATTATACGGTACTCAAACTCGTTGGGCAGCTTGGCAAACTACTTGGACAGGTTGGTCGGATACTGGTGGCAAGAAAGACTTTACTGCTGGAGCAACTGAAACTAAGTGGGCAGGACGAACTGCTGATGTTCATCCAGGAACTGCATACGACAAACCTCAAGACGTTAATGATATTAACGGTGTTGTTGGTCCAGACGGACATACAAATATTAAAGGGTTCACCCTTGACAAAATTTGGAATCAAGGTTGGATGGCAACTAATACTTGGATTGGCAACAACGTATTTAGAAGACCTTCAAAACAGTTTACTATGTGGAAAACCACAATAAAACGTGGTGCTAAATGGAAACAAGACCAAACACGTTCTTCTACATCTGTGCGTACTGGTACTAAGACATGGAAGGAAACTAAAGATATTCGCACGCAAGTCGGAGATAAACAAATTGACTCAGCATCAATTGGTTTCATGAGGTCTATTCCTATCACCATTACTGCTGATAAACTTAGACCAGCAACGCAAATGCATTTCGAATTTGCAGGCATTAATGTAGACGCTTATATGAAACAAGGTGTAGCGGGTATCGATGGTGAGGTGATAAGTAGTGATGCTAGAGGTAGATTAAGAGATGTTATTTTCACAATACCTTCTGACGCACCGACTCAAACAGATGGAGTTAGATTCCATACTGGTTCTCAAACTTTAGCCGTTCAAGACGCATTTGACGAAACCATGACTACTGGTTGCGAAACCGTATTTACATCTGCTGGTACATTAAATACAAGACAACGTACTATTATGAGCACGTTACAAGCAGTTAATAAATCTACATCCGTTTCGGGTAGTAAGACTGGTGAGGATACAAGAACTGTTAATCATCAAGGTCGTAATACTCAATCCGTAGAGAAGAAAACAATTCGTGAATATTATGACCCTGTCGCAGAATCATTTATGGTTTCTGACCAAGATGGAGGAGTCTTCATTGATTCTATCGATATTTATTTCTATTCAAAAGATACTAATGGAATTCCAGTTAGGATTGAGATTAGAGAAATGATGAATGGTTATCCAGTATTTGATAATATCCCAGGAGCATCAGTATTTGTTTACCCTGAGAATATTTCTACATCAGATGTTGGAACGGCAAATACAAGATTTACATTCGCAGACCCAGTTTACTTAATGAATGGTACTGAATACTGTTTCGTTGTGATTTCGGATTCATTAGAATATAACATTTGGATTTCTGAATTAGGTTCTAGAGATAAAGCAACTGATACTTATATTTCATCTCAAGACCATTTAGGTTCAATGTTCACTTCGCAAAATAACTCGACATGGACTCCAGAGCAAACTAAGGACGTCAAATTCCAAATTAATAAATGTGTATTTGACGTTGGAACAACTGCTACTGTTCAAATGAATATGAAAACATTTGAGGGAATAGATTATGCTACTGGATTTACACCTAATATTACACCAATGGTGCTTCCAGATACAACTACTACTCTAAGTGCAATTATTAACCAAGACATAGTCAACCCACTTACGGATTTATTAGATGGTGAAGATTATCAGTTTGAAAGTAGAATAACTTTAGACGGTGCTCAAACCACTGGGTTCCAATATTCTCCAATTTCGGTAATTGCCGAAATGTCTTCAACAAATGCTAACATCTCACCAGTTTGGGATGCAGAAAGAATGAGTATTATTACTCAAGCAAACGTTGTGTATAACGATGCTTTAGACGATAGACATAAAAAAGGTGTTTATATATCTAAGATGGTTCAGTTATCAAACCCAGCAGATGATTTACAAATGTACTTATCAGTACAAGAACTGGCAGAAACTTCAGTTAAAGTATTTTATGATACTGGAACAGTCACTCCAAGATACCTTGATGTTGAAGATAATATCAATACCACAACACACGGTTCTTATGTTGTAGACCATTATGAAGAAGAACACGCATTTGTTTATCAAAGTTCTCCTGAATTACAAATCACTCAAGGGTTTGGTTCTCAAGCAAGTTGGAATAGTTTAGTTGGAATTTACGATTCTTCAGTATATGTAGATGGTGATGATGACGTTTCTAACTACACAAGAATGTATCTTGCTGATATCTCAAATATGAAGACTATCACCACTGGGTCGTTTATATCTAAATACGATTTAGAAGGTGTTGGAGCAGATAATGGAAATATTAATAGTTATTCTGTAGGAGATATTTGGTTTGGAACACTTGGTAATAATCTAGATAAAAAGTTTTACAGAAAGGTTATGTTGCTAGACGGCACTACAACTTCTGAAGAAGTTCCAGTCCTAAAAATTGTATCGCAAGTTTCTGTTGATCATATAGATTACGCAATTGGTTTAGCAGTAATTGAAGGTGCACCTATTACTTGGAGAGAAATGAAGGATTCTGGTGTTGCTAATAGTAATACATCAGTGCAAACCGACATGGAGTTCATAGAACATATGTACACACCATTGAAGAAAATTAATAGTGAATTTAAAACGTTTAGAATAAGAATAGAGTTATATACAACAAACCCTGTATTTATGCCTGCAATAAGAGAATTGCGTGTATTGGCAGTGACGTAAGGAGTTTTATATGAAAGAGAGAAAATATTATAGAGATGAAATTACAGGTGCTGTCATTTTTCAAGACTCTGACGTTTACGCAAAACGTAGAAAACTCCTAAACGAGAATATAGTTAAGGGATTCAAAAAGAAAGACGACCAACGGGTTATAAATAGTTTAAGGAATGAAATTACTGAATTAAAAGAATTGATGAAATCAGTTCTTGAAAAATAAAAGGAGTCAATAATGGCGGTTGAAGCAAGTGAAATACCATACGTTAGAAAGGATGATACTTTTAAAATTTGGCGTGAAAGAACGAATCAAATGATTCAGCAACAAAATAATTTCATTAAATTACAAGAATTTCAAATGTTAGGTATGAGTGATGAGTTTGTAAATGCGGCGTTGCAGATGAACTTAATTTCAGAGAATGATTAAAGGATAATAACAAATGGCACATTATAGCAACCATACTTTCAATTTAGACGAACTTCTTACGATTGAAACCCAGAAGGATAATTTTCTTGATTCTTTAAACATTAAACTCTCGGATCCAAATCTTAAAGTTAGTGATTTAGCATTAATGCTTAAATCTATTGAGATTATGGATAATATGGAACATCTTGCTTCATACAAAGATTTTATCGTTGCTATTGCGGGAAAGTCCTCTAGTTTCGTAACACCAACATCATTAGTTGATAACCAACAATTAGATAAAAAGTATCTTTCAGATAACTTGGTACAAAACTCAGATTTTGCGTCAGACTCTTTAGAAATTGAACTTTGTAAACAATCTAATTTTGATAGTAGTATCGACTTAACATCCCCTTGGGAAAACGGTATTGCGTACAAATTTGACGAATTATTAGTTGAAGGCCCAAATATTATTAAAGCAATAACGGACGGCGTACAAGTAGCAGTCACTACGTTTGATATTGCATTAAAACCGAATACTCAATACAAAATTAATTACGATTTATTAGTAAGAGATGTTAATTGGGAACTACCGAATAATGGTAGAAACTTAGTAGATATTCCATCAATAGATACTGGAATTTTCTCTGAAACGGGTGGTGGTCCAGACCCAGTTATTTACATTTGTTCAGTAATTGAAGCTGACAATTTAGTAAAACCAACTTGTGATGATGTTATTGTTCCTTGGAACAACGATGTTGATTATAACTTGGCAATGTTAGCGATGGAAGCAACTTGTGTCACTGGTGGTGGTATTTGGAATCCAGGCGCACTTGATGACCCCGATACACAAATTCACTCTATTGTACCTTATCACGTAAATGCTCGTGAAGGTGATACAATTATCTTTACCAACCCTCTTGGCAATTATTTGATGCATAATGCTGTATCAGATGACAACATAACATTTACTTCTCCAGACTTAGTCCCAGGACAAGATTGGTCTTGGATTGTCGATGGATATCACGATTTGTATTTCCATTGTACTTTCCACCCACTAGAAGAAGGCAGACTTTCTACTAAAACAAACCATAGATACGTGTACAACATTGACCACGGTTTGAATGAAGGCGACACGGTTAAGATTCCAATTAACTATGGAACAATGATTCCATTACCGAATTTATCAAATTCTTACTACATTAATATTAAATTATTAAACACTTGTACATCAGTTGGTGGTGCAGGTGATCAAAGTAGTGTTGAATCTAGATATCACGATTTATCTATCTCAGATTTGGTTGATTTCCAATCTGGTCAAGAAGAAACCGACCCAGATGCGGCTGCTCCAGTTGAAGTAATCTTTACTGGTACTCCAGATGAAGCCGCTATTGCGACTGTTGTAGTTTCTGGTGGTGAAGTAAGTTCTATCACATTAGTTAGTGGTGGTCTTGGATATACCGAAAAACCTTCTGTTTCAATCGAAGGTGGTGGTGGTTATGGTGCTACTGCTGATGTTGATTGGATAGCAGCGGTTAATACTTTAACACTACTAGACGGCGGTAAAGGTTATCAAACCTTACCTGTTATTACTTTTGTGGGTGGAAACCCAGTCGTTGCAGCTACTGCAACTGCCGTATTAGGTGTGGATGTTCTAGCAACATTAACTATCGATGATGGTGGTGTTGGTTATACTTCAGTTCCTGTTGTTACTATCACTGGTGGTGGAGCAACTGTCCAAGCAACTGCTGAGGCAAATATTGATTTCAATACTGGCGAATTAATTTCTATCGCAATCATGACAGACGGCGACCAATACACTTCAGTTCCTACTGTTACCATTACAGGTGGTGGAGCAACTGCTGACGCACTTGTTAGTGCTACTATTGGTGCTACGATAACTGGTCTAATTTTAAATGGTGCTGGTGAAGGATATCAATCTGCTCCTGAAATTTCTATTGATGGAGGAACTCCAGTAGTGACTGCATCTGCTAGTGTATCAGTTTCTGGTTCTGTTACAGCATTAACATTAGTTGATGGTGGACTTGCTTATGGTTCATCTACTGGTGGTGTTGCGGTTGGAGAACGTCAATGGGAAACATATGTTATTACTCAAGTTTCTAAAGGTGAAGAACGCATTGACGTTTTCCTTGATGACGTAAATAACATTGGTCACGTTCACGAATTAACAATTTCACCTATTACATATTTAACAATTCAATCAGGAACTCCGACTCAAGTTGTTACAACACTTGACAACACTGGACATTCCCATACGGTCACATTCGACTGGGATCCGGCTGGCAATGGTGGTGATGGTGCGTTGGTATTAGTTGGAATGACTGGTGGTCATACTCACGGATTGGATACATACTATGAAATTTCTGGTGGTACTAAGATTGAATTAGTCAACTTTGGTCATTATCATGAAATTCTAATTAATGAAGAAGATGAAGCAATATTAAAGGCAAACCCTGTTACTGGACTCACCGAAGATACAGACGGAACATTCAGTCACGATGGCAATGGTAATACTATTATTCGCACTTCAGACTTCGGTACTTCTGACCCTCAACATTTCCATACAGTAGAATTTGGTATTTTAGACCCAGCAACCGATACATATGTAATCATCACTATTGATCAACATATCCACGACTTTGGACGTGTTTGGTATCCTGGTTCTGATATTTTCCAAATTGGTCAATTTGACGCAACCTTAGGCGGTGACGATTTAAACCCTACTTCAATTGCTATTCCATTTGAAGATATTTCTGGTTATGTTAAGAAACAACGAGGAATTAACTGTGCCGACCACGGTATGGTTCCAGGACAACGTATTCACTATACTAACGTGTATAACGGTATTCATCACGGTAACACCAACTATTGGGTTGCTAATGTAGTAGATAAAGATAATTTTGTATTAACAGAATCTGTCGTATATCCACTATTCGGTGCACCAGGAACGACTCCTTCAGAATTTAACGTTATTGAAGAATATACAGTTGTTGCTGATTTGGCATCATACAGATTCCAAGTTGAACGCGATTTAACCAATCACGTTGGTTCTCCTTTCGTTGAAGGTGTTCAAATCTTCTGGTCAAGACCTAATGTTGTAGAATCTGAAAATCACGGTGTTAATATTGGTGATGTAGTTCAATTACCATCTGGACCACAACCTTATTACCCTTCAGAATTACCAGGAGCACTTGTAAACCATACGGTTGTTGGACTTGGTGACGGTTATGGACCAACTGATAATATGGAAATTACTGTTGATACAAATACAACAGTTACATTCTCTGACCCTAACCTAACAACAGTTGAAGGTGCGCAAGATTCGCCTTGGTTGTGGTCTTGGTGGGATCATTCAGACGTTTCTTACTACCCATATCAAGTAGCCGAAGCATCTCAAGATTCGTTCGGTGGTAATGATGGAACAAACGGCGGTTTTGTATTATTCCGTGGTGGTACTTATAAATTTACAAACAATGCTTGGAATCCATCTGGATATATAACTGCTGAAGACCCATATACTGGTATCGAAACAGATATGTATATGCATGCAGCGGGTATTAAAGGAATTCCAGGCGGTGGTTGGGATAACTTAGTCACTGAAGGATTTGTTGATAACAGCGGAAAGTATTGTGTATCTAAGAATGCTGACCATGGATTAACAATTGTTTCTGGCGACCATAATGACTTCGTAAACACAGAAGAGGAGCCTGGAACTTGGACTTCATCTCAGAACTTCCCAACTTGTATGGGTTTAGCGGGATGGTGTGAAGAATTAGATGTTGATGGTTGGTACTATAATGGTGTTGACGAGAAAACGGCATGTGACGATTTAAATCCTGGTCAAACAGTTGGTTTAGCACAATGGAGACAAAGTCAATTTATTGGAAACTTCTCTAAAGAATTCACGTGGACTATTCCTGAAGATTTCGGACTTTCTGGTTCGGACGGACAAACTGGTCTTGGACCATTCCAGCCTCCTGGTGAATCAAATGGTGCATATCACGTAGAATCATATAACGGACTATTCAAGTTTGATAAGTCTGGTATGATTGAAGGTACAAACAGAACTCTTAACCTATACCGCGGTGGTACTTACAGATTTAAAGTAAACGCTGCTGGTCACCCGATGTATGTAACAACGGATGATGGTTCTCATTTCACTCCCGGAGCTTACTTCGGTGAATATACTCTTGGTGTAGTTGGAACTCGTGCTGAAGAAGGTGCTGGTGTTCAAACGGAAGGTGATGATAGATGGGGCAATGACGACTCAGGTGTTCCAAAATACGAAATTCTAGAATTTACAGTTCCTGAAGTATCTCCAGATACACTATATTATCAATGTGCATGGCATGAGTCTATGGTCGGACAATTCAATATTATCGATGTACCGCAGTCAACTGCTGGTCAAGATATTACTGTTTACTTCCATCACGGTCAAGATAATATGTACACACCTATTCATATTCATGATAAGGTTGCTGTTGATAACGGTTCTGGTCCAAATTATTTCCAAGTACAACCAACTCCAGAGAACACGTTCCCTGTTGCTGGAACGCAAGCACATAAAAATAGTACAGGAAACGTATTAACTGCTTCTGGTTTGGGTATTATTCCTAACCTACAAGCAATGAATATTGAATTAGGTACTGAACAATACATTGATGCTGTTCAACTAGAAAACGGTACTGATAAAGAAACTTTTGTTGTTACTAACGATTACACTGGTGTAGCAAAACTTTATTTAAGTTTAGACCAAGGTGAACGTTCAGATTTCTCAATAGATAATTTCACAATTAAAGAATCTCCGTGGACTGAATCAGGTTCGATGGAAATTAATAATGCTTCAGCATATACAACAGACGCAGTTCAAGGTGGAGTGTTATCTCAAATTGTTACTGGTAGTATTGTAGACGGTGATGAATATGAAATTGGATATGAAATCCTTGAGACATTCGTTGACTCTGCTAATATTGAAATTGGTACTCTTCAAATTTCATTAATTGGTGATACTACTGTTGAAGGTGCAATTCATACGACTGCGGGTGTTTACACACAAACAATCATTGCTCCAGCAAATACAACAACGTTGCAATTCACTGCTGTTGGTTTAGGTAAATTTGATAATATTTCATTGAGACAACGAGTTAGTGGTCAAAATGCTTGGTACATGTCAGAAGGTTGGAACGCAGAAGGTGGTACAGCAACTGCTTCTGGTTTGATTCAATCAGGCACGGAAATCAATCAAACTTTACCTATTGAATCAGGAAAGTTATATGAAGTATCTTATGAATTAACAAATACAGACCCAGATGGAAATGGTCCACAAGGTCGTTTACAACTAACGTTGGGAACTAACCCTTACAACTTAATCAACAACTGGAACTTTGATGTTTCAGCACAGAGTGCGATTAATTGGAGTACAACTTCATCTGCAATGGTATTTGACAATGAGCATTTAGTATTCACAGACTCAACAAACGCTAAGATTACATATACATTTGGTGAAAATTTAAGTAATGTTGTAGATTACGAAATAATTATTGACGTTGATAAAGTATCTGGTACTAATCATATTTTCCATATTAGTGGAATTTCATCACATACTCATAATATAGAATTGACTCAAGCAGAGTACGAATACCTTAAACTCGATGATGAAAATACATTGACGGTACTTCAAAGTGACGACACTCACTCTCAATACTATCAACATACGTTTACTATTTCATATACTACTTCATTAGAAACATGTACGTTTATTCTTTCTGGTGGTGAGCAAGCACATAATCATAATTACACTTGTGACTATGACGATTACACGAACTTGATCAATGGTACTATTAATTACCTTGATATGAATCACTTAACGCAAACTGATAATACTCACGAACATTTAATTATAATTTCGTGGAATGGTACAGCATTTGTTGTTGAAGAAGATGTTGCTTTAGATGGACACGTTCATATATCGTTTGTTGCTGATGTATTAGATTCTGGTATGAGAATTGTTACTCAAACTTTCTGGGAAGGTCATGACGACTTAGTAGAAACTGGAACAACAACTACACAATCTGATATTACTGTTGTAATTGGTGAGGCAGATAATGCGATTTCAACTGAGATGATTGATTCTGTTGGTATTCATAACATCACTATTGCGGGAACTATTGGAACTACACTTTCAATCATCACTAATGGTACGGGAAGTATCAATTCTGTGAAGATGCACGAAACACAAGTTCCAGTATTAGACCACCACACAACTGGTATAGTTAATGAAGGTGAGAAAAAGTATTTCATCAGAGCAGGCGATTACGACAACAGAATACATCTAGTTGGAGATATTGATAAACGTCCATTAGAAACTTCAAGTCCATATTATTATTCTCGTGGATTCCAAGGAAGTGTTGATAATGTTTCCGTTAAACTTGTTGAAGAATTGTGGTCGTTTGATTCTCAAATAGGTGGAAAGGCATTTATGGATGTTGAAAATGGTCAAATATTCACATCAGGAACTGGACCAAGTGGTAGAGGTATTGCTTATGTTTCGTTCCCTGTGGAAGAAAATGAACATTACAAGGCATTCTTTAGTGTTAGACAACCAACGGGTTCTGTTGTTAAAATTGGAACAGCACCTGATTCAGATTCTTATGCATCATACTTAATCGGTGCTGAACCAGCATCTGGAGTGTACGATGAGACAAGGTCTTTGGTGTTTAAAGCAATTGCTACTGGTGTTTGTTATTTAACTCTTTCAACCGTTGAAGAAGGATTTACTTTCTGGGACGATGTTACTGTTAAGACTATTCCAAACTTATCTTCGGATGAATATTTATTACTAGGACGCGCATTGAATGTATTCGGTATGCCTCTTGGTGGTGAAGAACGTTGGAAACAACATAATCAAGATAACGAAAATCTGGACTACACAGGACAAGTTACAACTGGTTTTAGAACAATTGAATCTTTCGGTGAGAACACTATGGAAGATTATTATGATGTTGCGAAACGTCAAGAAGAATTGTTAGATAATTTAGAAATTACTTGGTTGTCTAATGATAGAGGATACACAGGTGACGTTATACTTGTCGAAGGTGTTGGATTTAAGTCTGGAATGACATTAACGATTGGTGGTGTTCCACAAGCAGTTAGTGACATTCATGTTCCTTCCATTATTGAATTTACTATTAATGGATTGACGCCGACAGCACATGCCGATTTAGTTTTAACAACGCTAGAAAATGAACAATATACTATTACTAACGGTTTCGTTAGATTAGCATAAAAAGATTAAAATGAATAATTAAAAATGATTTGTTTTTTTATAAATATAAATATTACTGATAATAAAAGCTTTTAAAAAAAGGAGACATAAATGTCTATTACATTAGATACAATAACCCATGCGGTCAATACTTTTAATGATATCCCGGATATCAATTTTGATTCTATTGATATTGGCGAGTTTGCTAATGACGTAGAAATTTACACTAACACCCCTGCGGTGATGATTCCAACCAAGTTGAATGCTATGGCATCTTCAATGAAGACTTGGTTGAATTCAAACATCGCAACACCCTTAGAGGCACAGCAAAACACATTTAAGAATGAAGTTGTTGTACGAACTAACGAGGCAATGGATGCGGTTGAGACATACATCAACAACGAAGTTAAAGCATTTGTTAATGATATTTTTATCCCATGGGCAAATAACTCTGGTGTAATTCTTTCAGATAATGCTAATTTATTAGAAACTAACATTTCTCAAACGTTATCTCAATTGATGACGGACTATTCAACCCACGTATCTTCTCAAGATGCCGTTATTGCTCAGGCATTAATCGACTTAGAGTTGAATTTAGCACAATATACAACTGGTGCTACTGATTCTGGTTATTCGGTTCATCAAACGAATCAGTTAATTGCTGATTTGATTATGACTTCTGCAATTAATCAAGACAACTACACTTTCGATAATACTGGTATTAATGTTACATCTGCTAGAGAGGGAGATTTTACTACTCATCACATTGTTTATGATGTTACTGATAATATCGTATCATTTGGTGAATCTTTAGAAATTTCTGGAGAGGTTAGACCTTTTGTTAATCATAACGTTCTAGATTTAGATACTACTACACGTGCTATTTCTATCGAGCAAGTTAAAGCATACGACTTTACTATCAACACTTCAGCAGATGGTACTAAGACATTTAGAGTAACAGGTCACGAGGCTGACGGTACTGCAGCGACTGATTTAACAATTCTGAACAATACTTCTATTCCTGATGTTGATAATCCAGAATTAATAATTTCTAGAGGCAGACAATACGCATTTATCTTCAACGATATTAATAACGGCGATTACGTTGTTATTAAAGACATGGCGGGCAACGACTACAACACTGGTGTTGGAAAACGTGGTGTTGGTGGTCAATACGCAGAAGATGGTGATACAATTTTATTTAGACCAAATGCTTCTTACTGTCACGACAGCAATTCTGATGTATTAGGTTATGGTGTTACAGCCGATATGGGTGCTTCATTCGTTGAAAATAGTTTTGACGTTAATAGTGACCCACAATTCGATAGTCCTTTAAAATGTGAGCAATATTTTGCTTCTGAAGTAACTATCCTTGACGACTTTACACGTTCTTATGAATTAGATATTCCAAATGAGTCTTATAGTTCTTCTTTATTTGACGGAATGATTTATAAAGTATATATTTCTGACGATTCTGGTTTTATTGATTCTTATAGTTATACAATCGACCATAACGGTAAATTAGGTACTGGTGCAATTTGTAACGCCTCTTACGATGATGGTTGTTCTGATGTTACTATTACAAACTCAGGTACAGGTTATTCTGATGCGTCTTATTTACGTGTATTAGACGTAGATGGAGTTTTGACTCAAGCAACTGCTACTGTTACTATTGGTAATGGAACTATTGTTGCTCTTGATACTGTAAACGCGGGTGCTGATTATACTGGTTATTGGGAACTTCAAGTGCCGAATAACGGTGGTCTTGCAGACCATGTTCATACCGTTCAATTATCTCAAGGAGATATTGATTCAATCAAATCTGGAATGTCTATAACCGCAACTACTGTTGAACTTGGACATAATCACGATGTTACCGTTATATGGAATGAGTTTTCTCAAAACTTTATGTACGAAGAAATTGGAACAACTGGTATTTATTCTACTGGTGACCATGATCATGGTAGATATGTTGGTGATGTGAATGTCAACCCTGAAATTGTTGTTACTATATCTGGTGATGGTTCGGGTGCTAGCGCATACGTAACATTAGACGAATCAAATGGTTCAATTTCTTCAATTGTTATGGTTGATGGTGGAATTGGATACAATGCTTTAGTTAATGTAATAATCACTGGTGGTGGTCCATCAACGGCTGCGACAACAACATATACTACTGCCGATGGTGCAGTTCAATCAATTAACGTAACAAATCAAGGTGCTGGATATGTAGACACGTCTGCCGCAACGATTGATATTTCGTTACAGAACGGACAATTTGTACCTGCAAACGTTAGTGCAAAAGTTGGTGATACTCTTAGATTTACAAATAACGACCTTGCTGGACACGATGTTGAGCACGTGGATGGTATGTTTAAATCTCCAAATATCCCACAAAACGGTGTTTGGGAATATATAATCGATTTAGAAACAGAAATTACTGACAAATATATGTTGACTGGTTCTGGTATTTCAACTGGTTGTAATGTTTGGGTTAGAGAATCAACAGTATATGTTGACATTGTCGCACAAGGTGGTGGTGGTTGTCGTGCTAAAGGTACGGTAGATGGTTCAGGTTCACTTATTGACATTGCTGTTATTAGTAAAGGTCAAGGGTATGCTATTACAGACAG